CACAACGACCTTGGATACCTCGACCCATTTGTTCGTAATATCGTTGACAGTTTGAAAGTTCTTCTACATATGGTTTGTGTTGAAATACAGCTGCTTTTGAACCATAGTTGAGTTGAACTTGTGAAATCCAAAAGTCATCATTTGCTGCTATTGTTCCATCGTCTACCCAAATTACAACAGCTAAGTTGTTAACAGTTGCTGTATCTACTGCCACGTTTTCAATAGTGTATCGTGTCCATGAGCTTGTAAGTGCTAAGTTAGATGGTGTATTTTCATAAGTCCAGTTAGCTGCAAGTGTTGGGTTTGTACTATCTTGTGCCCATGTACCAAACACATCTGATGTTACAGAGTCAGCTGTTGAGCCCCATGTAATAACTGCGGCTCGTAAGTTAGCAATTTCTGTACCAGATGTTTTTGCATAGAAGCTAAGTGATACGTTTCCATCATCAAGTGGTTTAGTATCAGCATTTTCAAGAATCTGTACAATTGCACATTGATTGTTTAATGTAACATTACTAAACTTCATTGAGTATTGTGAACCAACGGGCGCGTCAGTATCTCTTGCAACTGTCCAAGCACCGTTAGTTTCAGTTAAGAAATTCCAACGGTCGGCACCAGAATATACATCATCGTTTGGTGTTGCTGATGTATTTCGTTGCCATACTGAGAAGTTACCATTGTGTAGTAAGTTCTTTGAACGTAGACTATTTGCTGTTGATACCTTAATACTTGTTTCAGTAAGTGTATCAGATACCATTTTTGCGTCTGTAACAATACCATCAGCTATTACAGCTGTTACATCAACCGCACCAGCTTTTAGTGTACCATCTTGGTCAAATGATACTGCAAGACCTTCTGTTACGTCGTCTGCCCATGCTGCAGTAGGGGCTGCTTGAACAACTGCCCCAATTGAATAACCATTGTTTGTACCGGCCTTTAGAACAAGTCCTGTAATAGTAGAACCTGATACGATTCCCTTCCAGTCTGTTTGTGAACCTGATACTTTTCGGCCGTTAACGTCCACTGTATAGATAATAAAGTGAACCGCTGTAGCTGTTGGCCAACCAGTTAATGCACCACATGTAGCTGTACCAGGTGAAGCTCCACTTGGTAGAAGCGCTGTTAATGTAGTAGGTACAGGTCGTGACCCGTTTGTTGCTTCTGTGAATTTGTCGTTTATATTTGCTGCCATATCTTTATCTCCCTATGAAAGGTCCTTTACTCCAATTTTAACGTATCGTACGATAACGTCCGCTAGTTGATATTGAACACCTGACTCGTCTGTATTAAGTTCCCAAGCAAGCCATTGTAGTTCTTCATCAATTTCGATTGTTATATATCGTTGTGCGTCACCATATGTTAGTGGTACAACACCAAAGTCTGACCACCCAAATATAGCGTCTTCAGCACCACCCCAGCCGGCTTCACCCCAACCAGCAACATCTGATGATGATGTAAATGAAGTTTGACCAACTGTTTCTAGTGACGCGTCTTCAGTTTTACCTGATACTGTGAAGTTTAAAGTTCCTTGAGGTCGTAAAACAACAAATGTTACATCTATAACTTTTGCCCAATCAAGACCATCTTCTGAAAACTTAAGGAAACCAGATGTGGCATTAGTACGGAATCCAGTAGAATCGTCCATTGTTGCTTGCGCGTGTGTAAGTTCATATACAACACCAGCTTGGTGAACAATGTGGTGAGTTGTACCAGAGTTATCGTTATAAAGCATTTGCCAGTCAGCTGCAATTGACCATGGTTTCATCCAGGCGCCCTTACGGTTTAGGTCCATTACCCACATTTCATTGTTAGTAGATGAACCATTTGGAACAGCAAAGTGCAATCTTCCTTGGTGTGCAAGACCAACAGCTTTATCCATGTAAGCTGAACTTAGATTTTGAATATCATTGATAATCGTTTCTGAAACTGTACTTGTAGATAGAATGTTTTGTAGTTGTGGCTTGGTACCAGTTGTTTTGAAACCATCTCGTGATGGATACCATAAACTGTCTTTATATAGAATTACAGCGTCTGGTGAATCTGTACCATCTTGTCCGTTATCTTCTGTTACAGAAAAGAATGAAATGATTGTATCAGCAACAGTAACTGAATCAGGTTGCATAATATATCGTTTACCTGAACCATTTGTACCACGGCATAGAACTGTAATAACACTGTTACCACGGCCGTCACGGAATGAAATAACTTTTACTGGGAATTCTTTTGTACCTTTTCCAATTTCTGAATAACCACCACCATTAAATGGTGAAAGGTCTAATACAGACGCCCCAGTACCGCCGTAACGTACATATCGAGGGAAGTCTTTATCTCCAGTCATAAACAATTGACCGTTAATTACTGAACCACGAGTCATTTTTGGCCCAGCAGTAGAGTCACCAACAGGAGCAAGCCGTGTAATATCAGGTGCCATAGAACCATCATCTTTAAATGAAAGTCCGTTTACACCAGAGGCCAGTAATACTTCTTGGCCTGATACATCACCCATATAAACGTTGTATGAGCTCGCTGAAGCTACGGCTGACCATGAGATTGTTAAGAAGTTAGTTGTTGCGTCCCAAACGTCACGAAGCATTGATACTTGTTGTGATGTTACAGTAGACGCGGCTGTTTCACCAACAGTTGAGTTGGCCGTAATCTTGTAGTAATAAGTATATGTTGTACCAGCCATACCAGTTCTTGATATAGAAGGTGCAGAAGGTGTTGAAAGTGCAGTATAAGGAATTGCGGCAAGAGTAGGAATATCAATGTAACTGAGGTTATCAGTACCATTCATAACCATAATCTTGTCGTCTACTTGTACAAAGTGAGCTTTAGCTGAGTTATCATAGGTTTTACCGTTAATAGTAGTCCAGGCGCCACCATCTTTAGAATAAGCGGGTTTTGTAGTACCTGAAATATTTTGCATGATTAACATGTATGTAACAGGTACGTTTGTTTCTACTCTAACAAATTCAAATATTTCACCTAAGATTGTACCAGTAGGCTGTGTTCCATAGCGAACCAAGCTTGGCCGTGGTCGCAAAGTACCGTCTTGGTCAAGCATAACGTTACCAGAAGCACGAAGACCATCAATAGGAGTACGACCGTCGTCATAAGCGGTTACTGTACCCTTTTCCCAGTCCTTGAGCGATATACGGTCAATTCGTGGCGGTGGTCCTGTTTTTGGTACTGGAATCATCTACCAAGTCTCCCCCATAGCAGGCCCTAAACTAGTTCGATAAACTTCTTCTAGTTGAGCTTCGTTATTTTCTTTCATGCCATACATACAGTTTGTAGCTTGTGCAATCAAGTTTGCATATTGATTTTGCTTGGTTACATCATTTCGAACATATTCAGCTGCAGCCATAAAGATAATCCAATAAGGGTCATCAATTTCAACAACATCTGTTGGGTCTGATGTACTTGTAACCATATCAGCAGGTGTTGTATAGATAGGAACTTTAATTGTTCCACCATATTGAGCCATACTTGCTGTAAATGCAGTTGGGAATATTAAATTGTTACCACGTCGTGCAACCCACATTCCACCGGCATTATTTACTGTTGGTCCATCATTATATAGCTTGCTATCTTGAACAAGTGTGTAATCAGATTCAGAAACACCATCTGTATGAAGAATACGTACAAAGTCGCCTTCTTGTGTTGATAGTTTAGCTGTTCCATCTATTACAGAAGCTGGCAATGCGTAGCTTGTAGCTGTTGAAACTGTAGCCGCAAGTGATGTAAGACTTCTTAATGAATTCCATTGAACACCAGGCTCTTGAGCCCAAACATCTTTATAGAAGTTTAATAGTGCCAATATTTTTGTGTATTTTGTACCGTCAACAGTAAGTGTACTTCCTTTACCGTTGGCTAATAAGTTAACCTTGTTTATTGCTGTATCTACTAACATGCTTTACTCCTTGTAAAGCTCTGTTTTTTGTTAGTAGCTCTTTGATGATTATTGTAACACATTAAAACTTCCTTCGTAGGCGCTTGCTAGTAACACCAACATTCTTAATTAGTTCACGTGTATCTGTTTCACCGACAAGCTTAATTCCGCCATTTGGTACTTGGAAACCTTTCTTGCCAGTCTTTGAACCTTTGCCTTTAGTAAAGCCACCATATTCTTGGTACTTGCTGGCTTGGTCCATAAGGTCTTCCATTTTCTTTTGAGTATCGTTAATCTTATCCTGTTCAATTTCAGGGTCATAAGAATCTCGAAGGTCTTGGAGTGCCTTGTATTTTTGTTCTGCAACTGATAACCAGCCATCAACGTCATCACGTGATTTTGCGCGGTCTAATTCTAGTGTGTATTTAGAATCATTTTGGTCATAGTCATATTGCTTCTTGCTTTTAACAGTATAACCTTGTTCATTATCTGCTTTCAAGTAAATCTTGTCACCAATGATTTTCTTCTTTTCATCACCAGACTTGAATTTAGCAACGTCAACAGCTTGTTCAGCTTTTTCTTTACTATCAAAGTTCTTAGTTTCACCATCAATAGTTGCGTAATACTTGCCGTTAGACTTGTATTGTTTAACTTCTGAGTAGCTTGAAGCTTCACCAGTAACACCGGCTTTTTCTTGTTCTTTTTTGATTTGCTCTTTTTCTTGAGCTAATTCTTTAGCAGCACCCTTTTCATTGATGATGTTTTGACGGAATGCAGGACGGTCTTCAACTTTCAAATCACGTTGTTGTTCACGTTGTTGTACGTTTAGGCCAGTAGTATTGCCAAATCCTTTATCGTTGGTAACCCTGACTGGGCTGAACGCGTTAAGGGTTGGGTTGTCGTTTTTAAGGTCTTCACCTGTGTATGGGTTCTTTCTTGCTGGGACGTTTTTGTTGAGTCCTGGAATGTCTTTAACGATACCTTGCCAGATTTGTTCTGGTGTTCCCTTGTCATAGTCAACCTTTCGTTGTGTTGGGTCTACTTGACGGCCAATCCATGAAACCATTGATTTGAATGGAGACAATTGGTTAGCTGTGTTTGTAGCTTGATTAGCAAATATATCACCTAATTTAGCACCATCTTTAGCTTGCATGATAGATGTCATATCACCTACACTCTTCAAGTATGATTGGTCACGGAAGAATCCAAGTACACCTGAAGCTGTACCGGCAAACTTATCTAGTGCACTTTGGTCAACTGTTCCCTTGTCTGAAGCGTCTTTATATGCAGCAACCATAGCAAGGTTAAATGCAATAGCTGGGTGAGTCTTAGAATAACCGTACCATTTACCACCAATCTTGATAGCATATGGTTGTTTTCCTTCAGCACGGAATGCGTCACGTTGCTTAGGGTCTGTTGGTTCACCAAATGTGATAGCGTCATTAGCAGCAAGCGCGGCACCAGCTGTTGTAACTAGTGTTGTACCCATAAGTGCTTTTGCAGCTTGTTGTGTCTTATTAGCTGAGCCGTGAAGTGTCAATATACCAGCTGGAGAATACTCAATACCTTGTTTGAATAGGTTTGTAGGAGTGCTAACAAATGGGAATGTATATTTAGCAAATGTTCGTAGGTACGGGTTCTTAGCATTTCTAGCTTCTTGTACTTGCTTAGGAATGAAGTCAATCATATCCAACAAGTGACCTTGGCCTTCTTTATTAAGCTCTTGACGGAATACTCGATATTTAGCAGCGTCGTCAGCCATGCTATCAATTTGTTCTACAGTGTATTTAGTTCCAGTTTTAGCAGCTCGCTTAGCAAATGCTGCAGCTTCACCACCTTTAGATAGTGTTGTAGCAAATTGGTCAGAAGCTTCTAGTAGTTTTGGAACAAATGATAGGATTGTATCTGCTTTACCGGCGGCACCCTTTGTAGCTAATGGTACGTTACGAAGCACGTCCATGTCTGGGTTACCAGTAACTTCTAGTCCCTTCATTACATTTTTGAAGCGATTAAAGGCTTCTGGAGCCGCTTTAAAGCTTCCCTTAACATAAGTACCAGCTTCACTAGCAAAACGCGTTCGTGGGCCTCCTGTGATGACCGAACGGCCAGCGTCAACAGCACCTTCAAATGCTTTTTGTATAGGAGCAATACCACCAACACCTGAAAGGTTAGATGTGATGTTTACAATATGTGTCAAAGGTGATGAAAGCATGTTTGTGTAACGATACTTGTCAAACCAGTCTTCTTTTGTTGCTTTAACAAATGTTCGGTAGAATTCAGCTTGTTCTTTAGCTGTTGGATTAGCACCTAATTTCTTAGCTGCTGCAATAGCTGCGTCCAAATCATCAGTATTTTGGGCAATCTTCTTAAGCATTACATCAAGTACAGTTCGTTCTTGTGGGCTTGCTTTAGCTGCAAATGCTTGTAGAGTACGACCAGCGTCAGCTGCTGCTGCGTGTTGTCGTAATAGACCTTCATTTAATCTACCAGCCTCTTCTGGAGTAAGTGTTCCAGCTGCTTTTTTAGTAATAAGCGCTGCATTATCTTCTCGAAGTGTTTGTAATCCAGCTAGATAATCTTTTGTAGCTGCTCGGTTTTTAGGATTAGTTAAGATGTCACGAGTAACTTTTGCATGTTCTCGGACTTCCTTATTGGTAAGACGTGCACCTTTTTGCTTTTGAATCTCTTCAGTAAGACCCTCTTCAGCCTCTCGTAGTGCTTTCTTAGCTTTTCGTGATACATTTAAAGTATCAGTATTTAACTTAGAAGGAGGCAATGGTGTATTATCTGCGGACTGTTGCAACGCTTTTGACAAAGGCACTTGGCTTGGCTCTGGGGCTACTTTTGGTACTCGCCCTGTTGGGACTGGGGTATTAGGTGAACCAGGAAGACTTTGTTTTAGTACCTGTTTTGCTTGGGTTTCTGCTGCTGACTGGGCTACTTCTTTTGATTTGCCTGGTATTCTAGCAAATCCATTTTCATCATTCATTACATTTTTAATGAGTGTTTTACCCTTATCAGCTACTTTTGATACACCGGCCTTAATATCTGACGCCATTTGGCCAGGGTTAATAAACCCATCTTGATTGCCAGATAGTTGTCGCATTCGGTCTTTAATCTTAATCATGTCTTTTGGTGTAGCATATGGGCTAGCTGCAAATTCCATAAGAGTATTAGCTTCAGCCTCTTTGGATAGCTCATTCTTAGCTGGAGCAAGTCCTGGTTTTTTGGACGCAGCTTCTGCAACATCATCAGCTTTGTTATATTTGAACGCACTAAATCTTGCAAGTGAGGGATTATCATCAATGTTATTAGGAAGACCAAGCTCTTTAGCTTTTACAGTATATTCATAAACCTTGCCACCATTTTGTCTTTTTATATCATTAGCATATGTCTTGCTTGTTGTTACCCAATCATCAGCATTAAGTTCATTCTTAGGTGAAGAACGATAAACTTTTACATCAGCTTCCGGGTCAGCCATTATCTTTTTAAGATTAGTTATATCTTGTTGGTCAAATCTAGTAAGACCATATTTACCCTTTACTTGAGCAATCGTATCATCAAGATTATTGATAGATGAGATTGGAGTTACATCTTTTAATGTATGTGGACCCTTATATGAGGTATCAGCTTTACCTGGAATCTGTACATAGCCACCTTCACTTATAGACTTAAGTGTTCTATTGCGTTCAAGTACAGCGTCTTTAAATGCACGGTCATTAGCTTTAACAGATGGGTGCGTTTCTTTCATACCACCAGCAAGTAATTTGCCACGTTGGTCATTAAGCATTTGGATAGTATCGTCTAATGCAAGTACAGATGGGTGTTTAGCAGCCATTGTAGATGGTTTTAGATTATCTACAGTATTAGCAATAGCTGGGGCTACTTTTGGAGCACCCTTAGTAATAACTTGTCGCATACCAGCGCCAGCGACTGGAATTGCACCAGATACACCAGCACCAATTGCAGTATCTCTTAATAATTGTCTAGGGTCTATTTTTCCATTATCTTGTAATTGTTGACCAGCTGAGTATGTAGCACCATATCCAGCACCTTCAGCCGCCATAAGACCCGCTTTTGCATATAGTGGCTTAGAACCAAGCATAACAGCAACTGAACCACCCTTAGCAAATGGAGCAACAGTAGCCATTGTTTGTAGTGTTCCACCACCTACTTTAGTTACACCAGTCTTTAAATCACCACGTCGTGAATCTTCAGCACCATAAAAGGTACCCATATTGAAGAGACCACCTTCATTTTGATTAAACATTTCATGACCAGCGTCTTGCCGTCTAAATGTGTCATCGATAAGCGGGTTTAATAAGTCTAGTTTACGTTGTGCTTCTTTATAAGCAAATGTATCACCACGCTTTTGGGCGTCAAGCAACTCTTTAGTTAGATTAGATTTAACGTGAGTATAGTAAGCACCCTCAATAGTAGCAGGTATCTCAGCTAATTGAGCCCCAGCTGTGTTTAACATCTGTACTGGAGCCTTTATAAGCGACTTACCAACATTGATTGTGGGTGTTTTTATTTGTTCCCAAGCATTACGGTTGTCATTTATAGGAGCTCTTGTTTTCCATGAACGACCATTATCAACAATATTAACCTGGTCATAGCCACGACTAAGACCCCGGGTCAATGAATTATTAGTCCATTGAAAACCAGGGGTATTATCGCTTTTAATATTGACTGGGTTAACAGTTCCAGGAGCTACGCCACGTTGGTTAGTGTCGTATGTTCGACCGCCGTCCCATGGATTTGCCTGATGGTAAACTCCTTGGGCTTGCTTTAGTCGGTCCTTACCCCATTTTAGAAGGTCGGCCATTTACTTAAACCCCCTTTAAGCTAACTGCTCTTTTTTCTTGTTTCCTTGAAGTAGTGTCCAGTATGCACCAGCACCTTGAGCCATATTAGGGTCTACACCTGAACCAACTGATGGTGCAGCGTATCTGTCATATGTGTAATCAGATAGTGTAGGAGCTTTATATGTAGCTTGTCGTGCTTGCAACTGTGGATTTGCGCCAAGTGCGTCGATTTGAGAGATTAACTGGTTAATTCTTTGCATGTATGGTGTACGTGCGTTTCGAGCTTGAGTATAGTTTTGACCACCAGCTTGAGCTCGTTGTACAGCCGCGTTTGCTTTTTCTTCTTGTAACTTAGCTTCTGTTTGAGAAATACCACTACGAAGTGCTTGCTTTTGTGTTTCACGTTGAGTGCCAAGGTCATTAGATGAATCTTGCCAATCTTTTTCGTAATCACCCCATGCGGTATCAAGTCCACCAATGTTACGGCTGTAAGCTGTTTGAACTTGTTGTCGTTGTTGGTTTCCTTCTTTAGCTGCTGCGTATGGTGCAAGAATTTGAGCCGCTGATGAGTTACCAGCACCTTTAGCACCTAGAAGTCGTTGAAGACCTGTGTTACGGTTACGAACTGAAGAGTTAATATTGCTTTTAGCTGTAATGTTATCTTCAACAGTTTGACCACGCTTAGTAGTGTAGTCTCGGTTAGTAACCTCTTTATCACCTAATAAACGGTCATATGCTGATTGATATGACCGGTCAATATTTTGTTCACCAACTTGTTGTTGTGTACCAAGTCGACCAATTTGACGGTCAGCATTGTCTAACTGGTCTTGCCAGTAAGCCATTTCATCGGCTTTAGCTTGTGCGTTTGGGTCTGTCGCTACTTGACGCGTATTGTTAGCTGGGTTTTGTTCTTGTTGCCATGCAGCATAGTAATCTGCAACTTTTTGGGCAGCCATGTCTTGGTAGTATTGGTCACCTCTAGCGTCACCAGGTGCTGCTTGGTTCCATTCATTTAAGTTACCGCGGTCTACGCCACCATCGTTACCAGTATAGTTAAGCGCTAATTGAGCTGAACTATCACCTTGTTGAGCGAGGTAGGCAAGATAACCACGAAAGTCATTGTTTCCTACGTAATTTGCCATTTTAGTTTCCTATAAATAGATTAAAAGATTTTTTCCTTTAACCTGTCTATGACTTCTTTTTTGTCTTAAGATGGTTGTTAACTTAATAATAACATAAAAAGAGGCTATGTTGTACATAGCCCCTAATTATTGTGCGGTGTATTAAGCCGCTACGACTGTGCCGTCTGGAGAGATTGGCTGCCACAATAGGTAATATTCGAGAGAACCACCGGTAATAGTTGTAGTACCAATAGTTTCTTTAATATCTTCTGAAACAAGCTTCGTAAGAAGTGTTGTAGATTCAGTTTCAACCGAAGCGTCAACTGTACCGTCTTGCATGTGCCACATTTCACCAGTAGCAATAGTGGTTGCGTTAGCTACTTGTGGAAGTAGTCCGGCTCCAGTAATGGCTGTACCAACTTGGATGGTCGGGGTACCACCACTCGTAAGAGTAGCAGTACATTTCGCAACGATTTTTACACGCACTAATCCAGTAACGGTAAAGATAGTCTTTGCGCTTGCGGCTCCTGTAGAACCAGCTGCATATGTGATTGCCTTTTTACAAGCATTCCATCGTCCAGCGTCGTGAGCTACAGCATAGTCGCCCGTGTTTTGACCAGTAATCGCCATATTAAGTTCCTTTCAAGTTTAGAGGGAGCTCGAAGGCTCCCCCAAAAGGGTCTAGGCTTCTTTAACCCAAACACCTTTAATTTCAGTAACACATGGACCGTTTGCGTTCGCTGTGTAAGCGATTGAAACTTCGTCTCCAACTTTTGCAGTTGCAGCTGTGTTTTGAATTTGTTTACCGTCAGCAGATGTACCGTCAGCAACGTTGAAACCGATTAGGGTATCAGCTGCGGCTGGGTCAAATGCAATACCGTTTCCGTTAGAACCAGTACCAGTAGGACCTGAAGTTACAGGAACACCACCGTTACGGATTGTAAAGAAACCAGTTGTTGCTGCGGCTGGACCTGTTACAACACCGTTAGCGTAAATTACGTTTTGAACGTAACCGCTGTCTGCTGCTGCCAAAGTCTTAGCTTCAGTAACGTTTACCCACAATCGTCCATCAGGACCAACATAGGCTGTTGAGTTTGCTGGGTTTGCCATTATTTTTCACCTTCCTTAGTTTTACTTGCTTTTGGAGTTTTTGGAGCTTTAGGCTCTTTTGGTTCCTGAGCATTCTTTTCTTCCAAAGCTTTTTGGGCGGCTGCAAGTTCTGCTCGTAGCTTAAGGACCTCTGGAGAATCCTCTGGGCGTCGTCCAAATGTAGTAGGCAGTCTATTACCTTCATCATCGAACATTACCCTTACCCAACCCATACGTACCAAAGCGTCTGCAGCTGCAGTGTGAAACACCTCGCTTTCTTTCTCTGATACTGGGTCAAAGTACAATCCCGGTTCATTAACCTGAGATGTGTTTCCTTCGTTACCTACACCGATTTGGTCAGGTCGGTAACCTCGGAATGCTGATTGGTCTGCCATTGCTTTTTCCTTTCTTTAAGATATAGCGTTATTTAGCTTAGTCAGCTGTTCGTGTCCAACCTTTAGCAAGAAGTGCTTCTACAGCTGCTTGTGTAGTAACTGTAACTGTAGCACCTCCTACCGGAGCGGTAAAGACACCAGGCGCGTACTGATTGTGACGAGCCTCTTTCCCTGATTTGACGTTTAAGTTTGGCATGAGTAAATCTCCTTCCTAAAGATTAGGCTGTTTGTGAGATTACAATTCCCTTACCACGTGCAGTTGTAACAAAGGCGTCGTAGTAACGTCGACCTTCAACAACCCAACCGTCAATACCTTGAACTTCCTTCAAGATTCGGTATGTGTCGAACTTGTGAGGAGCAATCAAAGTTTCTTTGTGAACAATCATGTACTCTGCCTTTGCAGGTAGGTAGCTAGATGGAACTTTAACGATTGCAACACCATCACATTCACCAACTTGACCGTTGATAAGGTTCTTAGCAACGATTTCTGATGGCTTTGTGAAGTTAGCGTCAAGCTTCAAGAATGTAAGGTACTCAGGAGTAACATACGCAACACGTCCGTCTTGTGGGACAAACTTGTTGTCAAGAACAACTTGACCAGCAAGGAACTTAGTGTAAGCAGTTGAAGCAGTTGATGTAGTACCTGAACCAACAGCTGTGAATGAGTTAGCTACAGCGTAAGCGTGCAGTGTAGTCAATCGGTAGATGTCAGTGTTAGGAACACAAACAACTTCAATTTGTCGCTTCAATGTGCTACCAGCTTCAGTAACCATCATGCTGTCTTCGTAGTTACCACGGTCGATAGAGTATGTGAAGCTCTTGTCTTGTGATAGAACGAAGGTTTGCTTAGTAGTATCTAGTTCAGCCAAGCTACCGAAACGGTTAGTACCTGAACGAACGTAGTTACCTTCAGCAACGGTTTCAACACCGTAAATAGATACAGAGTTAACACCGTTATAGCTAAGACGGATACCTTTGTTGATGATGTTTGAAGTAACTGATTTTAGACGAAAGACTTCATCAATAGTCTTTTCGTACTTTGAGGCATAGTTTTGTGCCATTTCAAATATCCTTTAAGTTTTATGCGCGAGGACGGTTTTAATCGTCTTTGCTGAGCAAACCTTTAAGGAATGGGTCTTCTTTCGCTGTACGAGGTGCTGTACTAGATGGTGTTTCAGCTGCGGCCAATTGCTTGTCAGCGGCTTTCTGTCCTTCTATCTTTCCCTCTACTCTCGACTTCGCCCCACTACTTATGTGGGTATCAGCAAACGCTTTATAGAATTCGTACGGAGCGAGATTGCTTTTCAAAACAAGACCTGTTCGCTTATCTACTTGAGGCTGTGCAGCCTTTTCATAGAGTGCGCGTACACGTGCCGATAGGTCCTTATCATACTGGGAGCTATCAGGGTCAAATACCGGGAAGTCTTGCATTACTTGTAACGATTCTATATTTAGATTCGCATTCAGGTCGGCTACGTGCAAGTTAAACTCGCGCATTTCCATTTCCTGACGTAATATTTCGTTCGCGGCTTCTTCTTCTGATAGACCTTGTTCAGCTAGTTCTTCGGCAGTTTCAACACGATATACTTTCGCATTCTGTTGTTCGACTTCTGCTCTAAGCTCATTGCGCTTAGATACTAGCTCGCGTATTTCAGTTTGAAGTGCTTGTTTTCGAGCTTCTGCGCCCTTCGCACGTTCAGCCTTGTCTTCTTCAGATTCTTCTCCATCAGCTTCAGCTTCCGCCTCTTCAGGTTTCTGGTCTTCGTCCGTATCGTCGGCTACGTCACCATCTTCCTTAGCTTTTTTCTTTTCTTCTGATTCCAATTCCTTAAGAATTTCCTTGTCGGCATTCTCTTGGTCGGTTGAAGTGCTAGTCTCTTTTGTTTCATCAACTGACGGGGTTGCTGTTGCAGTAGACTTATCGTCTGCATTCACGGCTGCGTTTACGTCTGCAGCTGGAGTTTCGGTTGAACTCATAAAGTGTTTACCTCAATTATTTTTAACGCCGTTACGTTGGCGTACGAGAGTCGAGATGAACTCTATAGGCTCGCAGACTTCCTAAGAATTAACCTCTTTATGCTTTTAATGTATCACGAATGTTTTCAAATGTAATCTTTTTTGCTGTAAATATCTTACGAACAAATTCCATCGCGTGTAATGCTTCCTTTTCAGTAAGTCCTTCAATCTTAGCAAGTATAAGTGTAGCTTCTACTGAATCGCACGCTAAAATCTCAGCGTCTAACCATTCAAACACAGCGTCAATAATAGCTGGATTGGTATTAAACAACAACTGGTCTTCATTTCGCTCTTGTACTACATCTTCTTGCTCTTCAGGTGAATATACTGACCCCTCATTGGGCATAAGCATAGAATCATCACCGATACCTTCTATATCAGAGTTATTAACAAACTCTTCTGGTGTATCTACGACCTTAGCTTCTCTCAACGGCTCGTTCTTCTTTGATTTCCGTGGCATGTTATAGCTCCTTTATTGCTGATTCAATCGCTTCTGCGGCTTCCTTAACCTGTACTATAGCCTTATTCATAGGAAAGTCTGGGAAAGACTTATCTTTTGGGTTTACTAATGATTCAAGCTGATTCTGTACAACTAATGTGTTGTGTAATGCAGCTTCAAGTACGGCTTTGATAGATTGTTTCTCTTGCTCGTTCATACTATTCTCCTAATAATGCGCTTAATACTTCTTCGTCAGTGGCACCATCTTTAAGCATAGCGATTGCTGTTGCTATCTGGTCTGTTGTGTAACCACGTTCTTGCAATGCCTTAATAAGCATTTGGTCGTCTTCATCTAATTCAGGTGTCAGATTGTCAAGTGGTTCTACTTCTTCGGTCGGTGCTGCAGTTTCTTCTGGAGTTTCTACGTCTTCCGTACCACTTGTTTCTTCTGGAACTGCACCCATAGCCGCTTGTTCGGCTTGGAGGTCTTGCGCAGCGTCCTGTTGCTCTAGTTCTACGTCAGATGGACCAGCTTGTTTACCAGCTACATCAACTTTCTTAATGTTAAGCTCTTGCTGCTTAGGTGATGTACCACCAGGCAAGCCAAGTTGTTCAAGTAATGCATTCTTAGATTCTTCAGGCAAATCATTAAACTTAGCAAGCAATGTCTTTTGAATATCATCTTGACCTTGTTGTTGCATAGCCTCTTGGATACCCATTTGAACCATCTCTTGTACCATTTCAGGTGTAACTTGTTCTTGTTCACCCTCTTTAGGAATTGGTTCACCAGTCTCTGGGTCAATATCATCTTCACTAGTAGGCATGATTTTCTCTGGGTCTTCAACACCAGACTTAACAACAATACGGTTAACAAGTTCTTTAGTACCATCTTTACCCATAAGTTCAGCCAATTGTGGGTATTTACCAGACAAGTCTAGCAGTTCAATCAATCGGTCACGTTCTGCCGCGTCGTCCTTAAGTGATGATGTGCTTGCGTCTACTTGGAATCGTAGTGATTCGGTTTCTGTATCAAAGTCAATACGAATCTTATTATCATCTGATACTGAATCAGGTTCAATCTTACGTAGTTTATCAGCTGTTTCTTGGTCAACTTGAATCTCTTGGATACCTGAGCGTTCTGCAAAGTATAAGTTAATCTCTGTTTCAGCTACATCTTCAAAACATGCTTCAAATTGTTTACGCATGTAGTTATCAGATACACCAAGCTTAGATTCCATTGCACTGATACCAGCAGGAGTCTTGCTAAACCCTGGGTTACCTACTTCTGATGACACACTAGTATCAGTTGAGCTGTTTAGATTAAGAATCTGTGACTTAATCAAGCCGTAGTTACTAGGAAATGACTCAAGACTCGATGTAGATAGGTCGACAGGCCTTACACTAGCGTTAGGGTCTGTACCTAGTTTCCATTGTGCTGCTGGCGCATACTTGATTATAGATGAACGAACATTACCCTTGATTTCCAAAGGTGGGTTCATTAAGAGTGCTCGCATGTATTGATATGCTTGTACTTCACTGTCAAGCAAGTTCTGCATACCGCCTGAAAGCTCTACGCTTCCCCTACCGAGTGGATTAGACAAATCTACGTTTGCATACATGTAGTGAATAGGAATGGCACCACGTGGGTCCTTGTTCTTCTTACGACGAGCTACGTTTTCACCATCTGGTAGGTCTGGAAAGAATGAATAGAATGTAGCACCAACACCACGTTGGAATGCGTGAATCATTTCAATCACTTCATTCTTTGTGTTCTTATCTTTCTCATTAGCAGTCTGAGCTTCTTGCTGCTTTTCTTTGACCATCTTCTTGGCAGTTTCAAGTACATCTAAGTCCCATGTAGATTCATACTTTTCACCACGTTCTTTAGCACGAGCGGCTAATCCCTTTTCCTTTTCAATAATCATGTCAAGGTCATTAGGTCGGAACCATGCACGAACAAGGATACAGTTGCTGTCTTTATCAGATAGCTTACCTGGTTCTAGGAATACATCTTTAATATAAGGAAGAGTGAAGTCTGTACCAAAGTAATCACCACGGTTAATAAATTGTACGAATACAGGCTGTGAACCATAAGTCAATACTTTAGATGTTAATGCCCAACACTTTTGAATAAGTGCTGCTGATGTATTGCTATTAGGTAAAATCTCATTCTCAAATATCCAGCCGGCTACAATTTCAATCCACTCGTTAGTGTCTGACTTAACCTTACCTGTAGGTATTTGTTGAATGATACGCTTTGGTTGTTCTTGAATAAGTGCGGCAAGGGTACCATCAGTAACTCGTGGTAAACCTTTAGCTATCCCTGGGTGTGGTCTGTTTCTTGCGATACGTTCGAACTCATCAAACGGTTGAAACAGTGGGGTCATGTGAGCTACATGACTGTCGTATAAATCTTTTAAATCTTCTTCTTTTATGTATTTGTAAGCCATATGATTCCTTTACTTCAGTCCCATATGCTTATTGGTAGCTGTTTGATTTTTATTGTAACACATTAACGTCCTACTTCCGTCCAGCATTTGACCACATAGAAAAACCCTTGTTCATTGCCAATTGCTGTATGTTCTATTCTAAACTCTGCTTTAGTCATATCACGAGTCTCTGCTCTGAATCGTAGAAACTCTTCAAGCACCTCTTTTTCATTAGTGACACGGACTCTCATTTCAAACCGGGTCTTAACATCAGTCTCATTACCATTGTGCATAGTTGCTGATTGAATCATCTTTGAACCAACACCATCAATCTTTGATGTTCGTTCTACCCTTCCATACTTAATGTCTTTGCTCATACTAATAAATGAATGACGAGGCAGGTGCCCTGTATTCCCTTTCTTTCTCGACTTCTTTTGGTCTCAAGCTTTCAAGTGCGTATCGTACTGCGTCTAAACAGTGGTCATTACCTTCTTCAGGTATCGTTAATATATTGCCATCTTTATCTGTTTTCCAGAAGTATTTGCGATACTCCTTAATCAGATGGACACTTCTACGCGTAACACTTATCTTCTGGTCTTGAACAAACTGTATACCTTGGTTGACTGAACCGGGTCCTTTATTTGCACCAACTAAACTGATTTGATATTCCCTTAATTCATCAATAGACTTAGGCTCTGCGCTATCTGCTACAACAAGCACTGATTGGTCTTCAAGGTTTTGTAGAAACTGAGCTAATCGTCTATTAGACTGACCAACAGCATACAACCGTTCATCTAATATGAACCCACCATCGTAGTAATACACATCAACAATAGCAGCCGGGTCTACTGAATAGCCAAAGTCTAAGCCTCTTCGCTCTAGTCGTGCATTGTGTGGTATCTCTTCTAATCCTATGTTCCAACCAGTGTAGATACGACCTTCCACTTCACCAAGCTGACCTAAGCCATAAACAGTCCACCAGTTCTTATTGTGTTTGTGTGATTCAATTTCAGATACTGTTATATCGTCTAATGCTTCATTGTCTTTGTATGTAACAGTCAAGAAGTCTATATCATCACGGTTAGGTAACATCTCAGTATAAAACCAAAACTCTTCTGATGGGTTCCAGTCTAACCATACAATCTCACGTGTACGAGTGATTAACTGGTCAACAATCTTGTAATCTAAGTTGTTTGCCTCATTGACAAATAGAACGTCACGACGAGGTCCGTGAGCTTTCCCATATGTATCCATTGATATAAACTGAATCTTATTACCACCGGCTTCAAAAGTATATTCATGCTTAGTGCCGTGCCATCTAGCGTCTTCCCAATATCCTCTATCCTTCATGATATTCTGAAAGTCTAACATAGCACCGCCCTCTAAGTGAGGATACGATTCAGATACTACTGATACTAACTTGTTGTAACGTCTTGGTGTTCCGTCTGGATTAAGTGCCTGACAATAATCAATAAGCCATACAAGAATGGAGATGGTTTTAGAAGCTGATGTACCACCGGCCACCGCTCTAATCCTTTTCTTAAGACCAAATACTTTTTCCATTGCCGTTACCGGTTGGAATGTGAATGGTCTACTTGCTTGTGCTGTCTCCACTCTTGCCTCCGTAAATAGGAGTAGGTAATGCTTTGCCGTCGCTTGTAAGGTCTAACTTATCACCATACTTCTTGGGTTTTTGTTTACTCATGAGCCACTTCATTGTGTCTATTTGAAGTCTGGCCTTCTGAATAGCATTTGAATCTTCTTTGGTATCTTTGATGATGTCCATCATTTCTTCAGCAAACGCGTCACTAGATTCTTCCTTTGCGCGTGCGTACTGGTCTCTTAGTTCTTTCTTATC